CGAGCCACCCGCGGACGCGAGATCACATCCGCCATCGGCAAGGGCCGACGTGCGATGCTGGAGGCCATCCGCTCACGCCTGGCCGGCATCTTGGACGGCACGGTGGGCCACGAGCGGCATTGCGAGTGCGAGTGCGGGACCCCCTGGGACACCGGGAAGGTGGCCGGCATCGCGCGGGAGTTGCGCGCGGTCATCCAGGAGTTGGATGATCTCCCGGAAGAGGGTGGGGGTTCCGAGGTTGAGCGTATCGCAGCAGAACGTGAGGCCAGGCGACTCCAGGCCGAGAGGGAGGCAACGGGGCCGGCGGGGGACTAGGGCTCCCCAGTTCAAGCACGTCCCCTCGTACCGGACCTCGGCCGGCAAGGAGGCGGTCAAGCTGGCCGCCTCCGCCGGCCTCGTCCTGGATGGTTGGCAACAGGATTTCCTCACAGACTCCCTTGCCGAGGACGCGGATGGCCAGTGGAGTTGTTTTGAGTGCGGGCTTATCGTGGCCCGCCAGAATGGCAAGGGGTCCGTACTGGAGGCGCGCATCCTCGCGGGGATGCTGCTATTCGGGGAAAAGCTAATCCTCTGGTCCGCACACGAGACCAAGACCGCGTTTGAGGCTTTCCTCCGCTGTGAGCAACTGTTCATGTCGGACCCCGAACTCAAGAAGATGGTCAAGTCCATCCACCGTGCGAACGGTAAGGAGGGGATCGAACTCCGGAACGGTTGCCGCCTACGGTTCGTTGCCCGCTCCAAGGGCTCGGGCCGCGGGTTCTCGGCGGACCTCATCATCATGGACGAGGCTTACGAACTGTCCGCGGAGTCCATGGCGGCGCTCATTCCCACGCTCTCCTCCCGAGACAACCCCCAAATTTGGTACACGTCCTCCCCGCCGCTGGATGGCCTTTCCGGGGATCACCTGTTCAACCTCCGGAAGCGGGCCAAGGGCGGGGCCGATGACTCCCTCCTCTGGTATGACTTCGGACTCCAGGACGTGGACCTGGAGGACCTGGACGAGATGTCCGACGCGGACCGCGTGGCGCTCCTCTCGGACCCGGACACCTGGCTCAAGACCAACCCCGCCAGCGGTATCCGCATCTCGGAGTCCTTCACCCAGAAGGAATACAACACCATGCCGTGGCGTGATTTCGCGCGGGAACGGTGCGGCATCTGGCCCCGCCAGATCACGGAGGGCGCGGGCGTTATCGACATGGACGAGTGGCGCCGGAAGCGCGTGACCGAGCGGCCAGAGGGCGGAACGGTATTCGCACTAGACATCAATCCCGCGCGCACGATGTCCGCACTCTGGGCCATCACCGCCCAGCTGGAGGGGCCGATCACGCTCTCGTGTGTGGTGTACGAGGCGGGGACGGACTGGGTGGTCCCCAAACTCGTGCAACTCCGCGATACCCGCTCACCCCTGGCCATCGTGCTGGATGTCAAGGGGCCGGCGGGTTCCCTCATTCTGGACCTGGAGGACGAGGGGTTTCACCTCCCGCGTGACAAGGACCGCCCCCGCCGCGGGGACCTGGCCATCCCCAACGCCCAGGAGGTGGCGGCGGCCTATGGCCTGTTCGTGGACCTCTTCCGCCAGGGCCTCATCTACCACGCGGGGGACGAACCCCTGGACCGTGCCGTCCAGACCGCCGAGACGCGGAACCTCGTGGGCGGTACCGCCTGGGACCGGGGCAAGGGCGGGGCCGACATCTCGCCCCTCGTGGCCGGCACCATCGGCGTGTGGGCCATGGTGGCCCGCCGCCATCTCCTGGCCAAATACGACCTTATGGAGTCTTTCGCGTGAGAGAGATCATCACGGACATCCTGGAGGCCCTGGCGCTCCTGGCCATCGCGCTGGGCCTGGCCTGGTTCGTCCAGGACGCACATGGACCCGGATGGGCGCTCCTGGCCCTCGGTGCCGTCATACTGTGCATGTCCGCCGGACTGGCGGCGCTTAGCCGGCGGAAGGGCGTGCCCCAGTGAGTTTCCTCTTTCGGCGCGGCGGGACATCCAAGCGGTTCCAGGACATGGGCGCGATACCGCCCAACTCCCAGGTAGGCCGCCTCGGGTCCGGGGTCTCTGCCATCACCTCGGATACCGCACTCCGGTCCTCGGCGGTCTGGGCCGCCCTCCGGTTGCGGGCCAACCTCATCTCTACCTTGCCCGTGGACACGTTCAAGCGGGACCAGAGCGGGATCAACATCCCCTTGGGAAACCCACGAGTCACGTGGATCAACGGGGGCCAGGAGGTCCGGTGGGACGAGGCCCTGTATGCCACCCAGATGGACCTGGACCGCTCGGGCAACGCCTTTGGCGTGATCACCAAGCGGAACGGCGCGGACCTTCCGGCGGAGATTGAGTTGGTGAGCCCGGGTGATGTCCAATGCGCCCCGCGGCGCGCATGGGGGGGCTCCCTCTCCAATGACTGGGAATGGCGCATCAACGGAGTCCGGTACGAGTACGAGGACCTTTGGCACGAGCGCCAGTACGTGATCTCGGGTATCCCACTCGGACTCAACGCGGTGGCATATGCCGCGTACGCCGTGGGGTCCTATCTCACCGCCCAGGACTTTGCCATCAAATGGTTCTCCTCGGATGCCATGCCGGCGGCCATCCTCAAGAATGAGGAGGAGGTGGTCCCGCCCAAGGTGGCGGAAGCGGCCAAGGCCAAGTACAAGTCCAGCATGGAACCCGGCGGGGTGTTCGTCACGGGGCGGGACTGGAGCCTTACCCCCGTGAGTGCGGCCAACGAGTCAAACCGCTACATCGAAACCATGCAGTCCTCCGTATCCGATATCGCGCGTTACTTCGACGTACCCGCGGACCTCATTGACGGCGCCATCTCGGGCTCCGCCATTACCTATGCCAACATCACCCAGCGCTTTACCCAGTTGGTCACTATCCACCTTGGACCCTCCATCACCCGCCGGGAACTGGCGCTAGGCCGCCTCTCCGCCGCCCCCCGGTTTACAAAGCTCAACCGCCGCGCCCTCCTGGCCATGGACCCCATGACTCAGGCCCAACTCCTGGGCCTGGAGATTGACAAGCGGATGACCACGGTCACCGAGGCCCGCCGGCTCCAGGACAAGGCGCCCCTCACGGCCGAAGACAAGGCCGAGTTCAAGGACCTTTTTGGGGACAAGAACCCCCCACCCAAGCCCGCGAACGGAACCGCGCCAGCGGAGAACGGAGTACCGGCATGACCACGAGGCGCCAGGCGGCGGAACGGCGGGGGAACGAGGTCCGCCAGCGGGTGGACCGCCCGAGCAAGCGGAGCAACCCGGGGGATGAGGGCCGGCCCACGCTGCGCGCCCACGTCATGGACCCGGTGGTCCGGGAGTCCCCCGCGGGCGGGGGCCTCGTCCAGTTCGATGGGCACGCCTCGGTTACCGAGACCGCGTACGAGATGTGGGACTTCTTCGGCCCGTACTCCGAGGTGGTGTCCGCATCCGCGTTTGACACCACGTTGGCGCGTGCGGACCTGGATGTCCCGTTCGTGATCGGGCATGACCAACTCCGCCGCATTGCCCGGACCACCACGGGGACACTCACGCTCTCCATGGATGACGCGGGACTCCGAGTTCTGGCGGACCTGGACCCCGCGGACCGGGACGTGGACTACATCCTCCCCAAGTTGCGGGCCAAGCTCATTGATGAGATGTCCTTTGCGTTCCGCATCACTCGGGGCCTCTGGTCCCCGGACTACACCGAGTATCGGATTGAAGAGGTGGACATCCACCGCGGGGACGTGGCCATCGTGGGGTACGGCGCTAACCCGTTCACGGACGCGGGTGTCCGCAACGAGACGGCGGCGCCCAACGAGGCGGCCCGCGCCCAGGCCCTCCTGGCCCTGGCCCTGGCGGTGGGGGAATGACCGAGCCCACGCCCGTGACCGAGGACGGAGAGGTCATTGGACTCCCGCCGGCCCCGCCCGCCCCGCCGGAAGAGACACCCCCGCCGCCGGCCCCGCCCGTGGTCTTCACCCCGCCGCCCGCCGCGCCGCCGATGCATGATGACGCGGATGAGGAATAGGGCCTATGATCGCAGCTAGTACCGTGCCTCTGCGCGCACGAGTCCAACCGGCGCTCCGCCTCGGTTGGCCGTCTGACCTGGATGCCGGATGTACCTATCCGACACGAACCCAAGGACAGACATGAACCTCCAGGAAATGCTCCGCCGCGCGATCGAGGCGCGTAACGCGGCGCTCGCCGCGCGCCAGGCGGCCCAGGCCAGCCTCATGGCCCTCCGCTCGGACACCAACCTCACGGTGGAGGCGGTCACCGCCGCCGAGGCCACCCGGGACGAGGCCACCCGCGCGGTGGACGCGGCCCAGGCCGAGGTCACCCGAGTGGAGAACGAGATCCAGGAGGAGGAGCGCATGACGGCGCTCCAGGGCCAGGTCCGGGAAACCGCCCCGCGACCCACCGGCGGCGCCCGGGTCACCTCGGAGCCCGAGGTCTACCGGCGGGGCGGCAACGTCTCGTACTTCCGGGACCTCACCTCCGCCATGACGCGGACCGGCCAGGGCATCGCGGACGCGGGGGACCGCCTCCAGCGCAACTCCCGCCAGTTCGCGGACCAGGTGCGCAACGCACCCGAGGCCCAGACCCGCGCACTGTCCACCACGGACGGCGCCGGCGGTGACTTCGTGCCGCCGCTCTGGCTGATCAACGAGTTCATCGAACTGGCGCGGCCCGGTCGCGTCATCGCGGACCTCGTGCGCCACCAGGTCCTCCCGGGTGGGACGGACACCATCTCCCTCCCGCGCCTGGCGACCGGTACGGCGGTGGCCCAGCAGGCCACCCAGAA